CTGAATCAAAATTTTTCAAAGCTTCGAATACACTATCATCGTGTTTTATTTCTTTGCTTGCACTATTTTGATTAGAAACGCTTGTTGGTATGTTCCTGACCGATTTCATTTGTTTAATCACATCTGCTTTAGTGTTCTGTGCTACTTTTTGGTCACGATTATCGCGATTTTTTAAGTAGTATATGTCTTCTAAAGAAGTGGTGTGATTATTTGCCCACCCCATCATATCTTTGAACTCATCATCATTAACATTGAACTTGGACTTAAATTCTTGAGCCTGTTGTTCTTGTGTTTGCTTTTGAGATTCTTGGCTTCTTAATTGACGCTCTTGTTGAAGTTGTGTTTTGACACGGCTATCGACTACGCTTCCTATTTGATGCTCTAATGCTTTACCGCTTAGAGATGTAGGATTTTCCATTGCTTCTTGTAAGTCGAATACGAAATCTTCAGGAAGATTTAGTGCCTCTTGTACGCTTTGGGGTTCATTCCCCTTATCAACGTACTGTTTTATTGCATTAACCATTCCCGTGTCTTCTTTGAGGCGCTCGATTATGGGGGCATACTCTTTCAAATTGTCAAGCTCATTTTTTAATTTATGTGCTTCACTAGATGAATCTTTGTATCGCTTTTCCCAATCGTGCTGGTGATCGTCTACTTTAGCAATTGGTTCAGGGTCAACCTTTGGTTGAGTTTGCTGAGTTACAACTGGTTCGACTGCATCGTTTTTATCAAGAATCATCCCGTTCACCTCACGGTCTAATGATTCAAAAAAGTCATCTGAGTCTTTACCTACTCCAGCGTCTTCCAGTGACAAATCAATGTCTGGATTTAGCTCTTGAGTGGCTGAAGAGTTGTCAGATTTACTCTCGTTTGCCATTTTCGCTCCTTGATTTAGTTTGCTCTATTTGAGCTTTTTGTTTTTGAATATCAGCTTCCGCTTTTGCTTTTTCAGCGGTTAAGGTCATAGCACCTTGCGCTTTTGTAGCACCTTTGCGTAGCTCTGTTTCTACAGTTCTTATTTTGTCTTTAATACCCGCTTGTACTAGTTGTCTTTCTAGTGTTTCAATAGTACCATCTTTGTCTTTGACTTGTGATTCAAGCGAGGAGACTGCTTCTTGTAATTGTTGATATAAACTTTTGCGTTTAGCAATTGCAGTCTTGTCTTTAATATCTGTTTCTGCCAATACTGCTAAATCATCAACAACACCTAGCTTCATTAATTCTTTTAGTTCAGCAAGATATGCCCATCTGTTAACAGGAAGTGTGCTACCTGCAACTATCCTAACATCAAACTTTGCTGTGCCATAATCATTCCATCTACCTATAGCTTCACCCATATCATTAAATATTGGAATGTTAATTTCTACTTCTTTTTCAGCCTGCATTGAATTTGGCTGTACAATTCTAAATACTTTATGTGTTTGGTAAACTGCTTGTGAATATTGTTTTACAACTTCTCCTAGTTGTTTTAATGCTGGTTCTATGCTACTTTTTAACCATTGCTTAACCCTTCTCGTACCATATTCATCTAAAGCCAACATACCTCGATAAGTCTCATGCTGTTGAGACTGATCGCCTTGTGCGGTAGAGTAAATGCCTGCTAAATACTCCATATCGCTTTTACCTTGCTGAGTAATAGTGTAAAAAGCATTGTTCAATGCAGCAGGTTGCACTTCTCTTGGACTTTCAAATCCTTGATTAACAGGTAATAACGCTCCCGGTGCGGTTGCATTTCTTTCCCAATAATCTGTGTCTATGGAACCTTCTTGATACATCCACCTAAGTGAAGAACCTAATGAAGCGTTGTGAATCATAAGCTGGTGCGCCTTATTAATCTCACGCTGTTTTCCGACTAACGGACTCACAGCGCTCATAGGATAAGGTGTTCCTGTCCATTTGTACGTAAATGGTACTAATGGATAATGTTCTATGGGTAAATCTTGTTCATATAAAAGAACATCCCCCGCTACACAACATTGTTTAACGCTAGGTTTGTAAAATTCCACTACATCTACAATCATCGATTGGAAATTTTCATCTTGCAACAATACTTTGTACTCTTTTTCATTGACTACATTGTTTTGAATAATACTTGCTGCTTTTTGAGCTTCAGCCATTAACTGTTGCTGTGCTGTGGCTAATTGTTGCTCATTCATCTTCATTTGTTTTTCAATTTCAAGTTGCATACGCTCAGGTAACATCTCACCATTGTCAACGGCTTGCATTAAGTTGTTTTCCAACTCTGCCATTTCAACTTCCATCTCTTTTTGCATCTCTTGAATTTGCACTTGAACATTTTGTGTTATCTTTTGCATTTCTTCTTCAGAAGGAATAACCTGATAAAACACATTGTAAAATTTTATTTGTTGTTTTTCATAGACCTCAAAAAGTTCTATTAGGTCATCAACTGTTCCATCGGATTGATAACCTTCTTTAATATCTTTGTATTGCAAATCACCAGTATCAGTAGCATTCATAGAAAAACCATCTTCTTCACCAAAACGTCCTGATGCTTTTTTAATCTTTGCTTGGTGCTGTGGAAATGTCTTTAATAATTGTGTGCGTGTAAAAACCTTGCGAATCATAATATGAGCCGCATCCCTAAATAGAGGGTCACGAGACTTGGGGTCAACATAAATATCAAATGGTTCGGGTTGTTGTATTTTAATCTCACCCATTCCTTGGTCAGCGTTTGGATCTACTGTGACCAAAAGAAACCCTACGCTTTTTGTTATAGCATCATTAATAACATTGGAATAGAGCGCTTGACCATTAGAACCGTTCCAAATATAGTCAGCAATATCAGAAAAGACTGATGCAACTCCCGAATCATCTCCCTCAGCTCCTATTGCTTGCCATCTTGGGTTTGATGCCGTAGCATAATAATTAAGCATTTCAACCACAGGTATAACACGATTAATCGTAAAGGTTGGCATACCAGTTTCTTCAAGAGCTTTTTTTTCGTTGGCTGAGAGTTGATTGTCTAAATAAAAATCGTAACCTTCTTGGTTAACTGCTTCCCATTTTTCACGAAATGAATTTTTAAGGGAATCGTATAGCGATTTTACTCTATCTGCTTTTTTATCTACTTTTCTTGCCACAATGTCACGCAATTATCCAATTCTTGGGCATTGATTTAATTTTGCGGTTATAATAACCGTCTTTACGGACAGATAGGTTTTGTGGAGGGTGAGCGTATTTAACAGCATATGCTAACGCGTCTATAACGTCATCATGCGCCATTCTGACTCCAAATGTAACTATTTCATGTTGAAGGTCATAGTGGCTTTTTTTTATTTTTACAGAACCAATCGTCATACGTTGAGCAAGAATACCTTGTATCCTATCCAATTTGCTTTGACGTGTTCCTGGCTTTTCTTCTTTCCATCTAACGCTAAAATCGTTTTTTCTTCTCGATTCTGCCATCAAGGATTGAAAAATAGGTCTTGACATAGTCGTTTCTTCAACAACAAACAGCGAAGGGTGATATTTGTACTGAAGTTCGTACATTTTATCTACAATTCCCTCTTTTGCCTCTCCCGGTATGCCTAAAACTGGCAATCCACGTTCCCTTATGTAGTCAATAACATAAATATTGTTATTTTCATCAACTCCAATGATCATAATGACCGAAAAGTCAGAATCTCGCCTAACAGAATCAGTAGCAGGGTCAACACCAGCAAAAATATTAACAGGAATTGCGTTTCCATCAGTAACTACATAACTAATATTGGTTTCATCGTCATATTTATAGTGTCCATCCCAATATTGTATGTGTTTCATGCTAAAGATTGAATCTTCAGCACTCTGTACTTCCATCATGTATTCTTGATAGAATTTTTGTGGCTGTCCAGAATCTTGATAGAATTTCTTTTTTTCTTCTAGCTTAGATGGCGGAAACCAAGAATCCCATAAAGAATTACCTTTTTTATCAATTGCTTTATAGGTCTTGACTGTCCACGCAAAATCTTCTTTCTGTCGTGATGCTTTTTCGTAATTAGTTAAAAGATTATTAATAAAGGAATCATAATGCACAGGAGTACCGTTAATACGCAACCTGCCAGTATGAGGCTCCAAAGCAGGATAAACAACCGCAGTGATAAGGTTATTGTTCTTTGCTCTAGCTTCTGGAGTAATTGTATTATTCTCATCTTCAAAGTCATCCAATATTACCAAGTCATAGCGTTTGTGGAGCTTTGCACCTCCCCTAATACCTGATATGTTAGATTTGCACAGAAGTTTGTGTCCTGAACTAAGCTCAATATCTTCTTCTGTCCATTTACGTCCTTTTAGATTGCCAAAGTAATATTTTATCCTGTCATTAAATTCCAAATGGTGTTTAATGTAGTCCATATTACCAGTAGCAAGTTTAGCCGTAGCAGATACCCATCCATAGAATAACGGCTCTTTTGTGGTGAACAAGAAAGACCAAAGAATGTCACATTTAGTTAAAACCGTTTTGCCGTGACCTCTTGGCATAATAACTGCTAACTGCTTTGTTTCTTTATCCATAATAGAGTCAGCAATCTCATAGTGAAACCAAGGAGTTTCAGAACGCATATAGTCGTCAGGCAAAAATAGTTTGCCAAACGCAATCATATCCTTGGAGGCTTCTAGTAGAGCTTGTTCAGCTTTACTTACATTTTGAGTGTTTATATTCAAAAAGTTTCGAGTAAAATCTTAACTTCTTCCCAAATCTTATCGTCTTCTTTGGTTTTAGTAGCTTTTACAGCATGATCACCTACCATAAGAAGCAAGCCTTTCATTCCGTGTTTTTTTACTAAACGCTGTAATATTCTTTTAAGCATATTATCCCTTTCCGTTCATGCGACCTTTGATGTACGACAAATCGTCCGTTACGTCATTCATTTCTTTGACAATATCTTCACGATGTCTTTGTGCCGCTTCATCTGAGCGTACATGTCGGTCAATTAGTTTGATGTTAATGGTATGCAAATTCTCTATCTTAGAAGACATCTTTGCAATGTCTTGCCTAATATCATCTAGGTCGTCATTTTGCATTTTTTGTGATTTAATTAAATTCATTATCATTAGAATAAATAGAGCTACGATTACACCAATCGCACCATACTCCGCATATGTTTCCATCATTTTTTATTTTCTTTCGGTTTTGGTTTTTCTTTATCGTACCCTGTATTCTTTGCTTTATTTAAGTCTGCTAATGTGATAGGATTATCTGGCATCTTGTTTGTCCAATTCTGATAAATATTGGTCTAGATTTGTCAACTTTACTCCAAGCATTGCAGCAAGCGATCCTTTAAATGATTTGATAGTAAAATGATTTAATGATAGTCTTGGAGGCGCACCTGTACCCCGTGCAGTTCTATGAATTTGTGGCATAGGTTCGCCAACCATTTTACCTGTAGCTCTAAGCTGTTTAAAAAATTGTCTAGTTATTTCATTTAAAACTTCTTCTTCATCTCTTCCTTGAGCTTTTCCTTTTTGTAGTGCTTTGTGTAAAGGAGAATATCTTCCAGACCCTAAAGTTATGCGTTTTTGTCTGCCACCGGGATTAAATACTATTTCCTTACCCTGTTTTAATACGTTTCTAGTCAACACGTAAAAAGAATCCATAGTTAACAAATCTTCTTTTGCAACCCATGGTGTATCTCCCATTCTCTTAAAAAGATTGCTTAATATTTTTCCTGAATGAGCGGTGCTACCTTGTCCTTGTACGTAAAAATTAAAGTTTGCTAGTTTATTATATCTTTTACCACTCTGTGATATTTGGGGTACTAAATCAAAAGATAGGTTAGCAAGATTCTCACTATATTTAAATTTGTCTTGAGGTCTTATTGACATACTATGCTTTGAGCCTTTAAAAATAGTTGAGCCATCTAAACCTCTCATATTAAAAGGAGTAATATTGTGCGTAAGGGCAAACTCTTTATCTCTCATTACAAATTTTCCTTTTTCATGAGTAGCCTTAGGAAACAACTTTGTAACGCTTGGATGTTCTATTTTTTTATTAGCTTTCCAAATAGTATGAGTTTTAGACCAAGTCTTATCATCCCACTTACCTTGACCTGGTAAGAATTTGTTTACAACAGCTTTTATTTTTTTTCCAGAAGAACCTAAATCCACTAATTTTACGCCTTGTTGTATCCCTTTAACTGTTCCTCCCAAAGGAGTAGTCAACCCCTCAGCTAAATCCCTAGATAGTTCTTTTATAGCATCTGGGTCATCCATTAGCGTAGATTGACGCATAGTCGATTTCATCTTAGGCATATAAGAAGTTGGGTCTACATTGGTTCGAGTAGCATCGCTAGGAGAACCAGAAAATTCTAAATTTTGTAGTAAATTATGATTTGGTTTGTGTGGCATCAGAAACGTCCCCTTTTAATGCAGGGCGTTTGGCTGATTCCAACATCTTATCATCGAATCCTTGGAATAATGCTCCAGTAACTTGAGTGACTTTTTGCTTAGGGATAACTTCGGCAGCATCCCATAACATAGATAATGCTTTAAGGCGGTCATTGGATCTATCAGCGTTCTCAGCTTCCAACTTTACACCTTTGATTAAATAACTTAGGTCAATGCCTTGGTCTTTTAATACCTTATCGAGTTCTTCTTTTACAGCACTCACAATACGCTCCTGTTTTACAAGGACGGCTGATTTCATCTTAGCATATTGAACATTATCTGTTCCAAATGCTCTCTTATAGGCATCTTCGGGAGTGAATCCGTTAGCGATTAATTTGGAGAAGACTGCTTCATTGGCAGTCAAATAGTTACGGGTCTTAATTCTTTTAGCAGTATTGTTAGAAGCTGTTGCAGAAAAAGAATAGATATTTTCACGTCTTTCCGTGTCCATCTTATCTGTTTTTCTACACAGGTATGTACCTGTACAAGTTCCTACATACTTGATTGGATATTTGCCTTGATTCAAAACTTGATTACAGCGCAATATTTGCACTACGTTATCATCGTCAGCACGAACCCAATCGCCTATTTCTCCTTTTCGCCAATTGTCAACTATCTGTATCCCTTGCGGGATTTCGTCTTCACTCTCGAAAACA